CTCCATCCAATAATTGTCCCTGTGCTTTGATTTGCACCACGACCCCAACCAGATTGAGCGACACCAGTGGCTGATTCATCACCTTGTTGTGCTTGTAAACCTATTCCTGTAGCTGTAACAGCTGAAGATCCTGTAACTGTTTCTGTTCCTAATGAAGCGGCAATATTATTGCCTGATGGCGTAACCTCTGCAACACCTGTTCCTACTGCAGTCCCAAGAGACGCAGTTGTGCCTATCCCCGAAAGGGTAATATTACAATCACCTGTAGGTGAAAGCGATCCTGGAGATGAAGAGAGGCCATTCCCTGTAGCACTTACAGGCGCAAAGCTATTCCATGCGCCTGAGTTCCAAGTCTGTCGGCCCCATCCTTGAAGAGAGGCCATTTTCTATCTCCTATGCTATTCTTATAATCGCGGCAGTTGCTTCAGCTGCTGGGAACGTAATTGTAAACGTACCAGAAGTTGAAGTTTTAACAGCACCAAAATCAAGAACACAAACAGCTGCGTTAGTTGTTAAACCAGATACAGTTGAGCTGTTGTAAATAACAGCAGCTTGTGCAGAAATTGTTGCACTCGTAAATGATATATCAGAAAAATCACAAACAGCTGCATCGCCAGATAAAGTCGGTGTTACAGATGTTAATGCTCCTCCACCTTCTGCGTAAGTGCCTGATGCAGCCACCTCGTCAGTTTGTTGGAAAGCAGTTGTTGATTTACTTAAAGTTGCTTCGTTGTCGTATAGCGCTAGTTTAAAAGTATTCCCCGTGGTAGCCGTAAAATTGTGTAGGCCTTTCAGGATCTCCACTTTGAAACTGTTAGCTACAGCTTGTGTAATTGCCATAATAATCTCCTATGGGTTCCTAGACTCGAGAGGGATACGAATAACGCCATCTCGAAATTCGTCTCTACGGTCACGCCCCATCTCATATGTGGCTAGAGCCTGTACAGACTGATTATACATTTTATCGTAGTATTGTATCATATCAGCTGGACCTTTCAAGTATCCAAGTGCCTCTAAAATACAACCATACAAAAGCACGTTTGGAGCGTTCTGACTAACCCAATTCGATGTTGTCGTACTGGACAAGACAGGTGGCTTGTACGTGTATGCGAGCTCTACAGTTAATGCAGCGTTCGGGGTTGGTGCCAACATGTGAGTATCATCATCATATACAGCATAATACTTGGGAGTACCTGCCCCTGTTGATGTCCTATTTGGCGCAAATTCATTCATAAACGAAATATCTTTTTGTATCAAGAATGTTCTATTGTTGGAGCCGTCTATCAACTGAATATATCTAGTTGCTTCCCAATCTGCAGGAAGCGGTAAAAATGAGTTATTTACAGTAAGTGTAGCAGTGTCATATCTTCTGTAATATGTAAGATCTACTGTTCTTCTAAGCTTATCTTCTGTTGAGATAATAAATTGATTTATTATAGCGTCTGTTAAAACATCTGATGTAGTTTCTGTGTAATCTCTTACATTAGATAATAAATCTGAATAATCGGTCATGACGTGCTCACTGTAACATTACCTACGGCTGATATCAACCTTGTAGGTTTTTTTGGTGCCTGTAATTCTAAAGGCATCATGCTTTTGGTAGTAATTGTAAAAGTAGAGCCGTCAGCTCTAGTGTGTGTAACAACTTGATCTGCAGTTTCAAATTGATTGACCGCTAATCCGAAACCTTTACCATCATAAGGAGCGTCAGCTCCGTCTGGTTTTACAATTGTTCTACCGCCACTTATAGGTCCGTTTGCACCTCCAACGAAAACTCTGGATACTGCAATTTGACCTCTAGCATTCTGTAAAGATTGAGGATCTTGAACAATTGGTCTTGGTTCTAGTTGAGGATGTTTTGGCTCATACTCAGTATAATGTACTATCGCACCTGTCCATTCTTCTACCATTTCGTTATAAGGAAAAGCCATACCTGATCTATCAGATATTCTTTTTGCAAATTTTCCAGATGCAAATCTAGACATTAGACGCTCGGAAAGTATGTTTTAGGTGTAAGAAATAAACTAGTTCTCTCTCCATCTTGAGCTGCAGCTCTTTGAAACTCATCCTCATAAATTTGTTTTAATGCTACCAGTCTATCTGGAGACTTTTTCATACTAATATAATATGCTAAACCAGCAGTCATACATGGAAGAAAACGAAAAGGAATCTGAGCATTATTTGTGTAGTCCCCCGCATCAAACATACGAACAAGAGCGTAATATTTTAGAGTGTAAGCTACATCTGCTGCAGGATATAGAAATAGTGTTGGGTTTATCGTACGCTCAAAGTAATATTGAGTTGGTCTTCCGCTGGTTGTTTTAGTTGTAAAATTAAAATACGTAGATCTGCTGATTGATGTTGCAGCAAAATCATTATTACTGCTATCTCTAATAACCACATCTGTTATATCTACAATTTGTTGACTATCATCTGCATCAGATCCAAATAAACTCGTTCCTGCTAAACTAGTGGTGTTAGCTGGTAATGTTTTTTCTTGTAACTGAATTGTCCAAAGATTTAATCCTCTGTTGGCCCATTCAGATAATAAAATATTTAAAGAACGTCTAGCAGTTTGCAGATCATATCCACTACGAATTTGCAAACCGCAACGCTCATATGCCTCCTCAGCTATATCATCTATGCTGAGGTCAAAATTTGCTGTGCTAGCGTAAGTTGGCATTTACTTCTTTTTCATCATTCCGCCGCCACGTTTCTTGACAGCTTTTTTCTTACCAGCCATACCGCCTTTTTTCATAGCAGATTTTTTCTTACCTGCCATACCGCCGCCCATCATGCCCATAGCCATTTTCTTACGAGGTGACATCATTCCGCCACCAGCCATTTTTTCCATCATGCCGCCGCCACGTTTTTTAGCAACTTGTTTCTTTTTGCCTTTCTTTACTTTACCGCCACGTTTCATGGCTTGTTTCTTTTTACCCATCATATTGACCTCCGAATATTCGTTTATAGGTTTTAGCTCTAGATACTACAACGTCTTGATAGTACCCTTTTGGCCACTTATCGTAATAACCAGCCTTGTGTAGTTTATCAGAAGCTTCTTGCAATTGCGAGAACTTTTGTGCTAGCATCATAGAGTAGTTTAATCCGTCCTCTATAATAGGGGTGTCCCCATTTGGAGTGACCAAAAACTCTTGTTCCTCTTCGTTGGCTGGGTTGTTGGGATGAAAACCCATAAAAAATATATCCTTTTTATTATACCAAGCATTGTACTCATCAATCACCGTTTGAAAATCCTCTAGTGAGTAATTAAAGTAAGGGTCACAAAATATCAATAATTCGTGAACATTAAAATCAAGCTGTCTAATATGACCGTTTAACTCAGATTTGTACCACTTATGTTTTCTTTTTACTTCAACTAAAACTTTGTTATCTGTCCATGTTTTTTTGGCAAAAGGACATGCAGGAAAACCACCTAAATGAGTATTAGGAACTTCCAGAAATAATTCAGACCATTTACGTACGTCTTGTTTTACGTCCTCTTCTAATGGCATCTTTACCCTTTCTAAAAATACTTGCTACTTGTGATTTACCCATCACTTTTGCGCGTTGTTCACCAACCGTTAAGATTTGTATTTTTCTCGCGAATGGCTTGTTAACTCTTTTAACTTTTGCCACTGTGCTTCTTGCGTCAGCAGGAGTAGCAAACTTAATAGACACAGTATCACGCGGATTCTCGTCAGTATAGAGACGTCTTCCACTACCTTTTGGTTTTTTTCCTGTTCCTACTTTGGGATCTTTTCTTTTTTTCAACACCTTTAATTACTCCTTTATTTTTAGACGCGTAAAAAACAGCCTCTGCTTCTTTACCATAGGTCTTTTTCATAGACCTCATTATTTTTTGTCCTTTTTTATTTAACGGCACTAAAATACACCTTTAAATCCAAATCCCCTTTGGGCAACACCTGCTCGTCTTTGATCTGAAATTAAACCACCCATGTTTTTTTTTAAAATTGTTTTTACATTTGTTGGTTTACCTCCAACACCTTGAGCCTTAGCTCTTTTTCTTGAAACTGCAGATTTTCTTTGACCCTCAGACATACGTCTAGCTTTTGCTAAAGGGACACACTTTGGATATTTTCTTTTTGCGTCTGCTTTTTGTTTTGATCTACCACACTTAGCAAAAGATCCATCTTTTCTTTTACTTCCTATGTCCACCCATTTTTGAGCAAACCATTTTTTTAAACCATTTTTAGCCATTAGCTAAACTTTGTAATTTTTCTTTTGCCCTCCATTATTGCACCACAGGCTCTAGCCATACCACCTTTATTCATATTAGAAACTTTTTTACGTTTCTGTGATATGCTATTAAAATCTATTACACCTCCCATGGCTTTTGGTTTTGGGCCTCTAAAATCTTTTCTTTTTACACCGCTAGGATCTTTGATTTTTCCTGCACATACTTTTGATGCATAAGCATTTGCATACGCACTAGGATAAACTTTAAATTTTCTCTTAGCTGCGGCTTTACCTCTAGGACATAATTTAGTCATTTTTTCCTCACTGTTTGTTTTGCTCTTGCAAAATTAGCTGCAGTTGGTGCACCCTTTGCACCTTTCTTACGCATCTTTTCCCCACGTTTTCTCTTGGCATGAATATTAGCATATAAACCTTTTCTCATCCTTGACCTCTATATTTGACGTATTGACGTCGTTTATTTTTGTTCTTTGGCCTACTGCGTGGAGAACGCCCTATACTAGTTCTTTTTTTGACAGGTGTAAAGTATTCGTTGCTTGGTGGTTTAGCCATTACATTTGTGATAAAGGATTCTCTAATGCGAGTTTTATCCTTTTCTCTACCTTTTCTTCTAGCTCA